CTTACTCTGACGAGGTCATTGAACTTTCCCTATGAACCACGAATTCCAAATGCCAATTCGGTACAACGCAACTAAGGTTGTTGGAGAGTACGGGGAGCAAGCCCGACTCCAGCATCGCCTTCACCTGTCCCCAAACTTTGACGGCAAGTGGGTCAAGTGGGAAGACTACGAATCTCTTCTTAAGCAATTCAATTACTACAAGATGCGTAACAGGGAAATGAAAACTAAGAATCTCCGTCTCCTTGACAAGATTGAGGAACAAGAAAATGAGCGAGCCTAAGTTCACGGGAGTCTGGATTCCTGCTGGAGTCTTCCAGCACACCACCATCAGCATTACCGCTAAGGTGGTCTACGGGGTCGTAGAAGCCCTTGACAACGATGACGGGTGCTTTGCCTCAAACGCCTACCTATCTCGCCACCTTGGGCTAGGGGAGAGGCAAGTACGCAACATCCTACAGGAACTCGATGAGGCTAATCTGATTACCCGTGTCGATGTCGATGGTCGCAGGGTCATCCGTACTGTCGAGAAGACTGCGATTGTAAAGGCTCTTGGGGAGGAAAAGAATTGCCTAGGGGGGAGGAAAAATATTGCCACGGGGGGTGGCAAAAAATTGCCTACATATAACAAAGAAGATAATAAAGGAGATAAAGATACAGTCCAACAGCAGATGTGGATTGTTCGTTTACCCTTTGGCTCTGAGGCTTTTCTGAAGGCTTGGAAGTCTTGGGTAGTCTATCGCAAGGAGATGAAGAAGACCCTTACCGACTCCAGCGTACAGGCTCAATGCAAGGAGTTCGTCCTGTGGGGTGAAGCCAAGTCCATCGCCAGCATCGAGCAGTCCATCAAGCAGGGCTGGCAGGGTCTCTTTGAACCTAAGCAAGTATCTGGCAAAGGTAATACAAATGTCTTGACCGCCAGAGACCACGAAGCATTCTGATAGCACTATGGAAGAAGAAATTAATCGACTAGGCTTTGATGCTTGGGCTGACAACAAGTTCGTAAACATCCTTGAGAACATCGTGGGTGGCTCTAACGGAAACATTACTATCGAGAATAAGGATTATCATATCCTTGCTTGGTGGGATGATAAATATGTAAACTGTTGTCTTCGTGCCTACACGGGCAACGGATGGGAAGTCTACGAAAAGGAGACCAAGCGATGAGCGACATCGCCTGTCATTGTGGTCGTAGGGGTGCGTTGTTTGCCAAGGCTGACCACTCCCTTATCCGCTGGCATCATTGCCGTGAGCATCTGGATATGGAGCGAGTGACGCTGGCTGGTCTGGTAGACTCTACCGTACCCCCTGCTATCCCTCAAATTTTTCTAGATACGGATGTGACTCGCCTCCATCCTAAGATTCAAACCGCACTCGACTGGATGCCCGAAGGTGATGTATCTGGATTACTATTACACGGCACGACAGGCGTGGGCAAGACCCGTGGCATCTGGGAAATCATCAAGCGTCTATGGGCTGAGGAAACCAAAAAGGACAAGCAACTTAAATTTGAATTCCTCACGATGCGTAAATTAGAAACTACGATTGAGTCTGGATTTAAGGAGCAGAAGCACGGCTCTGCTATTGACTACCTCATCAACTGCCCTTTGCTCATCCTCGATGACTTCGGCAAGGAGCGACTGACTCAGCGTATGGCTTCTGACCTCTTCGCTATCGTGGACGAGCGTAGCACCAGCCGTAGGGCTACCATCATCAGCACGAACTTCAACGGCTCGACCCTGCTTGACAGGTTCGACAATCGTGACAAGGAGACGGGCGTTGCTCTCATCCGCAGACTCAAGGATTATTACAGGGCAGTAGGGGTCGGTTGATTCTTTGCTTTCCTTGTTGACCAAGTAATACCATTTCTTTCTACTCCCGACCTATGAAACGCCTACTCGCTCTCCTGCTCAGTTACGCTTCTGCTGAAGCCAAGTCCATCGTCACAGAAGATTTCTTAGACAAGGTGGCAATGGTTGAATCTAACTACAACTACGATGCCGTAGGAGACAAGGGCAAGGCTCTTGGGGCTTGGCAGATGCACGAAGCCTCTTGGCGTGAGTCCTGCCAGCGTTATGCTCGCAAAGACTGTGCTGGCTTTAGCCCGTGGGATGACTTCTCCAACAACCACAAGAAGTTTTCCAGCGACCCTACTATCAGCCGTCTCGTAGCCAAAATGTATTTACAGATTCTTGAGACACAGATTAACAACTCTAAGATTAAGGTCACTCCTATCTCCCTTTATATGGCTTATAATATGGGCTTCCAAGGTGCATACAACAAAGACTTCAACTACAAGTCTTTCTACCTTGACAGCAAACGCAGAAGCATCCTCGCAAGAGCCAACCAAATCCTTTCCCGATGAAGAAAACAACTACCAAGAAACGCACACGCAACCACGAACTTATGCTCACACTCCGTGTATCTAAGTCGCTGTTCAAATCCCTCAACACCGTGTCAACAAGAATCTCTATGACTCGTTCAGATTATGTCCGAACTATTTTGCAAAGAGATGTTGACACACATCCCCTCTCGTAATACTACTATCACCTATGGAATTCTTCTCTCACTCATCCCCTAATATGAACACACCCGAACAACAGGTCAGTCTTGCTAAGGCTCTAGTAGCCTTCGTGTCTGAAGCCCAAGATGTCCACGCTGACAGCAACAATCCATTCCACAAGTCACGCTATGCCTCCCTCCAAGCCCATTTGCTTGCCCTTAAGCCTCTCGCCAAGAAGCACGGACTCGCAATCATCCAGATGCCAATCGGTGACATCGATGCCGTTGGTATCCGTAACCTCATCATCCACGAAGACGGAGGTATGCTTTCGTGCAATGCTCTCGTCCCTGCTGAGAAGGGTATGTCTGGACAGCAAGCGGGTAGCCTGTATTCTTATGTCCGTAGATACAGCCTTGCTTCCATTGCTGGAGTTGCAACTGACGATGATGATGCGGAATCCGACCGAGTGGCTAAGACTGCTCCTAAGAAGGAATACATCACGCCTGTCAGCAAGCCGACTGCTTCTGGGACAAAGTTCATTCCTAACCCCTCAGCCAAGCCTGTTGCTGGAGGAGAAGCCGTTGCTCCTTTTGGAGACCTCAAGGGAACTCCCCTCTCTCAACTCCCGCTGAAGTCCGCTGACCGTAGCGTCAAGTTCGGAGACCTCAACTACTTCGCTAATGTCTGGAAGCCCAAGCCGTTTGGTGACAACACCGAAATCAGCCCCCGTGACCTCCGTGTCAAGGCTGAGGCTGAACGCCTTTGGGCTATCGCTAACGGTGACCTCCCCGAACCTGCCGTCACTCAAGACGAAGTCCCCTTCTAATCCTAACCTATAAATCCTATGTCCCTACAAGCCAAGCAGTATAATAACACGCAGTATATCATCCTTAGCGATGGTCGTGTTGCCCGTCTCCTCAAGCCAACCAAGATTCATCAGCAGACCTACATCAATTTCATCATCGACAAGAAGATGAAGCGGGTGAACACGCAGGAACTGACGAAGATGTTTGCTGAAGCAGACAGTAATGGCGTACAGTCCTAAGTCCCACGGGATTTCCTACCTACGCCACGCAGTCTCGCATCGAAACAAGAAACTGAATTACATCAGTATTCCTGTGGACAAAGCACAAGAAATCCTAGACGCATCCAACGGCTTCCAACCCACACAGGGAGAGTATACTCTTAGGAGTAACTCCCTCAAGGGTGCGGCTGTTGTTCTTGCTATGGATGCCAAGGAACTCCTTGAGCGTCTGAACAGCCCTACGCCATCTAAGATTCTCAGCGACTTGGCTGAGGCTCGTTGCAAGATTAAAGATTTGCAAGAGGCAGGAGACAATCTTGTTCACGGAAAGTTAAACCAAGAATCCATCAAGGCTTGGGTACGCACTAAGGCTCTATGACCTCACTAGACGCATACCGACTCGCCCTTGTCGAAGGGCTGACAGCCAAGCAAGCGGGGGCTAAGTTCAATCTTAACCATACTTCCATCGCCAAGTGCAAGACCCGTTACAATCTTCCTACTCTGAGAAACGAGTGGGAGGCTGGCTATGAAGAACAGTTAGGAAAGTTTGATGACAGGCAGTTGCTCAAATACTACGACCTTCTTCTTATCCCGAAGAACCAACGCTCCGTGCGTGAGTTCAATGTATGCAAGATGCTCTTACAGAAGCGTAAACTATGCCCAAACTAAGCGAATATGCAAAGCAGTTACTTGCACTCCCAAATGAGCAGAGACCTAGTGGAAGAAGTTCGCTACCGAAACGAACGGGTAGCGTTCTGGCTGGAAAAAAGCAGACAGGCTGGGAGCGTTCTATCACCGCTTCGTGCTTTGATTCCAACAAAAATCGGTGGGCTGTACTTTTTGCAAAACCTCTGAACAAATGGACACCCCAAAGTTAGTCTTCTACGAACATAGTTTTGAAGACCCAATCAAGACTAGCCTAGCCAAGAGCGTACTGAACTTAGGCATCGAGTGCCGTGCCTTAGCAGAGGAGAACACCCGCCTCAAGGCTGAGGTAGAGGTTCTCAAGGGCAGGGTTAATTACTGGAAGATTGAGGCTGAGTGCGACCACGGACGCTGGTTGCGTTGCCTTGAAGACCTAGAACATCTCCGTAATCTAAAATGATTCACGAATTCCGCAACCCCATCCCAGTCAGCACCGACATCGGTTATGGCTGGCTGATGTATGTGCGGGATGGCGGGACTTGGTCTAACGATATCTTTGCTATTGTCTTTGAGAAGGATGGTGTCATCCGTCATATGCGTACAGACCAATTCAAAGTTTTGCGTAACGACACATTCGATATTTCCAATGAGCAAACTAATTAAGTTCGTAGCCGTGGGCGATAACCACGGAGACCACATCGATGAAGATGTTGCCAAGCAGTTTTACAAATTCCTAAAATGGTTCGACCCAGACGAGGTCATCCACCTAGGAGATAACTTCGATTTCCGTAGCATCCGAAGGGGTGCAGGACGCAAAGAAGAAGATGAATCGCTGGTGGCTGATGTCAAGGCTGGAAAGGAATTCATCACCCGTGTCCAACCTACTATTTTCCTAAACGGTAATCACGATGACAGACTCGACCAGATTATCAACGGCTCTACGCACGGGATGATGGTAGACTACTGCCACGACCTCAAGAACGACATTCGTAACCACCTCAAGAAGAATGGTTGCAAGAAGATTTACGATTACCACGCTGAAGAAGGCGTACACAGATTAGGAAAGGTTGCCTTCGTCCACGGCTATACCTGTGGTGTCCGTGCCGTAGAGGAACACGCAATCCATTATGCTGAACCGCAGGGTGCTGTCATTATGGGTCACCTGCATTCTATCCAGCAAGTCAATGCCCGTAAGCACGGGGGTGCTGTGGGCTTCTCTGGTGGTTGCCTATGTGGTAAGTCCCCCGACTACGCTAAGAACCGCCTAGCCACCAGCAAATGGGGGTCGGGCTGGACTTATGGGTTCACCCAAGGAAACGACTGGAAGGTCTGGCAAGCCCATCGTGTCGGCAAAGAATTCATCTACTCTATCAAAGGACTATGAACGCTAAAGACCTCAAGGCTATGGAGAGACTGTTTGGGAAAGCAGTATGCGAGAAACCAGAAAAGGGTTTTTACACACGCAGGGAAATCCAGAAACTCTGGAATCTTTCTGAGCCTATCATTTCCCGTAAACTTGCTGTTGCTCTCAAGAATAATCTTCTTGAAACCCGTATGTATCGGGTGAAGTCTGGGATGGTAACTCGCCCTATTCCCCACTACCGAATCAAATGAAATCCGATAACGAAAAACTAGAAGAGTTTCTTGCTGAACTAGACGATGGTATTATTATTGCTGACGGACTTGCTCACGCCTTTATTGGACTTACTAACACCCCTAACGGAGTGGTTGCTGTTTATTCCACGGAGCGTATCATCTCTAACCTAATGGAGAATGATAATATGGACTTTGAGACTGCTGAAGAGTATATGCACTTCAACATCATTGGGGCTGATGCGGGTCAACGGACTCCTGTTTTTGTGGATGTGATTCCAGAGGAGTTCTGGAAGTAAGTTTCTTGATAAGCACGAAGGTCGTGCATAGGACGGCTGTGCCTATAGAGCCTCCGACTATCCAAGTAAACCAAGTAGAGTCAAACACCCACAGGGAAGCCATAGCCAACGCACCACCAGCCATCACGATTACCCCATTGGTCTTGAACGGGGTGAAGGCAACCACAAGTAAGCCAGTCACAAACAGCCCCAGCCCTGCGGTGCTGAACTGCCAGAGTACCTTCTGCTTGAACTCCCCGTCAGCCCTAGCGTGAGCCTCCTGTATCTCCCAGTCCTTCTGCTCTACCATAGCGTACAGGGCTGAGGTCTCAGCGTCCACCTTGGATGCCTCCTTCTTGTCCTTCTGGACAGCCTTGGTGTCATTCTGTTCGATGATACGGGTGAACTCCTCTACCTTGGCAACAGATGGCTTAGAGATGCCAGACAGACGGGTCACTTGGGCTTCGACAACTTCTCTGACAGTTCCTTTATTGAGGACAGGAACGACAGCAGTAAGGGCAGAAGCAGAGTCAGAAACGACAGACTCGACTTTCTGGATGTAGGTGTCCTTCTCTTTGTTTTGCGGCTCAATGGGATTGTGGGTAGTAGGGATGGGTGCAGTAGAACAACCGCAGAGTAACAGGACAGGGATTAGGAATCTCATTTAGTTTTCTGTAGGAACTTGCGTCTAGCCCAGTTGAATACCTCTGGAGCAATAGAGCCAGAGATACTGCACAGGACGCTCTTGTAGAAAGGGTCTATATCAGCGTTAGCAAGGGCGAAGTAGCAGACCACCCCAACGATAGCACCAGCCAGAACCATCCTAGTCCATCGCATAATCTCGTACTTCTCGTCAGTAAGTATAAGCCTAGCAAGCATCCCAAGAGCACCAAGGACAGCAAACAGCCAGCCTGTCTTCTTGAATTCTTCTGCGATGACATCGAGGGACTGTGGGTCTTGGCTCATCGCTTAGGGATTTCCTTGTAGATACGCTTCTTGGCTTCTTCCTCTGAGCCGTAGACACCGATGATAGCCTTAGAGGGATTGTAGACTCTGAACTTATTGTTGGCTAACATGATGACATAGCCCTTGGCGTTACGCAGGATGCGACCCGTGGGTGACTGCTCAGACTTAAACTCCGTGAACTCCGCTGGCATAAATGTGCCACGCATTGTAGGGATATGTTTCTGACCCGTGGATACCTTAAACCCAGCCTCAGATTCTGGAAGGGGGGAAACCTCGCCAGCGGTAATCCTGTTTGTAAATGCCTTCCTAGCACTCATAGGCGTAGACAAGATATCTAACTGCACAGGACTGCCTCCCTTTTCTGGCTGTACGGCATACTTGTATGAAGGGTGAACATCAGACATAGGCTCCGTCACAGGACTTCTGAACATCAGATACCCGTACACCTCTCCAACCTTAGCGTGTCTTGTGAGGGGGTCAGAGACAGCCTCATACATAGGCTCAAGTAAAGCCTTGATAAACTGCTTGGCGTTTGTGACACCCTCGGAAGTGAAGCCATCAGTTTGTGACTCTAACTTTGTGAGGTCAGACTGAAGATATTTCCAGAGCGATGCAGAGCCGTCAGTCTCGGTCATTTTTTCGATAGCCGTTCTCCTTCCATCGATTGTATACGGGGGTTCGTGCTTGGCACTTTTGGCAAGGATGCCCTCAACGATGGTGTCAAGCGGACGCTTAGTGTCACCTATGTCACCAAGACCATTCTTTAAAATCTGGATTGTCTGTCTTTCTGTTAAGACATTGTTGTCCGTATATTTCTGTAGGTTGCGTAGGAACACCTCAAGACCGATGTGCGTTCCCTTCATCTTAGAATACTCGCCCTTGATAAGACCAACGCCAGAACTCCAGCCCTTGCCCTTGTCAGCGTTATAGTTTCCGTTGTCGTTGATTTGTTTGCCAAGACCAGCCTTAACTCCAGCCCAACCTAATGTCGGGTTTTCTGACGGAAAACGCATACCGCCCCTAGGGTTGACAGTAAACCTACCAATCTGGACAGGCTCAACACCAGCGTTGTCGGGTGAGTGCATGACCACAGCCTCGCCACGAAGCAATTCTGGGTTGATGTTATCTATTGTTATGAAGTTCTGCTTTCTGTCCTTGGCTTGCTTCATGCCTTCTTCCAAGGCACGACGGCTGTTTTCATTGCCAGATATTGTATCTAAGATAAAGTTTCTATTTACCTCATTGACAGGTGCGTTGACACCCTCCGCTGGCTGGAACGATGTCTTTCCTTCTCGTTCAACTCGATTGAGTTCGTACTTAAGGGAAGAAATCCTTCTTTCTATGTCCATCCTGTGTCTGTAAATTTTGCTTCCTTTTGTTTCCCACAAAACAGGGGCTTGGCTTCTTCTTCTTTCCATCCACTTCTCATCGCTTGCGATTTCTTCTCTAAGAACATCAGCCCGTGACTTCTTCTTTGGACTCCAGCCAAATTCGTAGATAGAATTGCCTTCTGTAAAGAGTTCTTTAGCAGGAACTTTCTTCTCGATTATTCTCATGCCTTCCTCCCAGCGACCTCCGTGAAGGCGAGCATAAGCCTTGGAAGGAGTAACCCAATCTCCAGCATTGATTTCTCCCTTAGTGCCTTTAGGAACGGCTCTATAGACAGAGACTAATTCATCTGGTTTGCCACGAAGATTTTGAATGATGCTAATCATCTCAGCGTCACTTTTTTCTCTTGTGCCATAGTATCTAGCACCATTGACAGAGTAGATGTCTTCTGGATATGTTCTATCCATCGCATCAAGAGAGCCTTCTCCACTTTCTCCAGAAGGTGCTTTGTGAGAACCCCTGTAATTGTCTCCCTCCGCTGGCATGAAATTAGTCGTGTCAATTTTGCCAGATTCAACTTTGTCTAAAAACTGTTGAGCAACCTTTTGCTGATGCTTTAATTCTTTATATCCAGCGTCCCAAGACTCCACTTCGGCATCAATAACGCTTTGTGCTCTGTTCTTCATCCAGCCGACAAGACCTTCTTCTCTGATTTTTTCCAAGGCTGTAGCAGGGTCATCCGTCAGATGCCTCATCCAGATTTCCATCTTGGTCTTATCCTTTAGGTTCATGCCTAACTTGGACAGCACCCCGTTAGTATCCAGAGTAATCTTGTTTCTTGTGGCTACGCTGTCAGCACCGCCCTCTGCTGGCTGGAATCCAATCTTGCTCTTGACTTGTTCACCAAAAGCAGAGCGTAATTTCTGGTAGTACTCTGGGCTACCAATCATGTACTTAGTGACCTCACCGATATCTGGGTATCTGAGTCTAACTCCGTTGTCGGATGTGTAACCAAGAATCTCAGCATCGCCAAGAGCCGCAGAGTTCAGAGCCTGTTTAAGCACAGTACGCTCAATCATGTTCGGCTCACGCATACCACGCTTGACCGCCATGTCCTTGATGTCCTTGCTTACCATGCCCCAGATAGGCAGACCCTGTTGTTGAATCTGCTGGATGCCACGAAGTTTAGACTTGTTGTCACCAGCCATGCCGACCAGTTTCACGAAGCCAGAACGCTGAGGTCTGACGGCTACAAAGCCATTCTCGTCACCAAAGAACTGCCAGTTTCTGGCTCTCTGCATGAACTTATCCTGCGACCAAGACTGACCAGTAGACTCTTCGTATTCCTGTCTGAAGACATCATAAGCCTTCGTCATGTCCAGTTTAATGCCTTGGACTTGCTTTGGTGCATCAACCTCATCTGGTTGAAGGGCTAAACCAATATCTCTTCCTGTTTTAAGAACATTACCATTTTCATCTTTTCTTGGAATGTGTTGTGAGTCAAAGGATGTATCAATAGTAAGTATCTTGTTCTGATTGCCCTTGAGTTGAATGTAAATATCATCCTCAGAGCCTCCGTCTCGTAGACGCTTAAAGATAATACCATCATGCCCTTCGTTGATGGCTTGAATCATTTGAGGTGCTAACTTGCTTTCATCATATCCTCTTGGGTCTATGATAACCTTTGGATTATCAAAAGCCATTAGCATTCTGATTTGCATCCAAGTTTTAGCAGGTTCTACGGTACTAGAACCTTCGTAAAACTTTTTTCCACCAATGACCATCTTTACTTTGTTTTCAAAGTTGGTCTTGCCCATCCAGCCGTTAAAAGTGTCAGTTAATGTATTTATTGTTTCTTGCGACAACTTAATAACTTCTTTGTACAGTTCGTTGTCGTACTTTACTTTAATAGACTTTCCTTCTGGAAGTTTTATTTCCTTGTCTTGGTTTTTTAATTCTCCCCCAAGTAACTCATCAACAGAAACACGCATTTCATCTAAAGGAGAAAACATAGGATTTATAACTAAAACCTCAGCATTGTTAAGGTAATCATTGAATTCATCTCTACTGATTCGATTTTGTCTTTCTTTTCTTACGGACTTATCAAATGCTTCTACCGTAAGATTAATTAAATTTCTGTGTGCATTGTCACTAATATACCTAATATCCTTTAGGTGTGATAAAATACCTTGCACTTCTCTTGCCTTTGCCAACAAGTCATCGTAGGAAAGTTTATCTCCTTTGTCAAATAGTTCCAAATATGCATCTTGTGCTTTAAAAAGAAGGGCATCGTTAACCTTTTGGCTATTTTTCTTAAGTTCAAATATTGCCTTGTTAAGCCTATAAACAGGATGTGATTCTGGGAATCCATAAGGATTTAAGAAAGCACCATCACCTAAGAACTCAGCAAGCCGATTAACAGGAATACCATTTTTTGCATATTCAGTAAATGCTGAAGGAGGAATTCCAGAATATGAGGAAGAGGTGTCGGTAGAGCCACCCATAAAGTGACCAAGGTCAGAAGAGTACGCTTTTCCTCCTGCGGCTGTTCCATATCGAGAACCAAGTTTTTCATCTAGCAGTATTCTAGAAATCATTAACTCTACATTTCTAGTTCCGTGTGTTCCAACAACTACAATTGGAACTCCAGTCTGTGTCTGGTCGTCAAACTCTTTTGCAAACAATGTCTCAGCAATCCCAGAGTGAGCCTTTTTGATAGCCTTATATTTTCCTCCAAGTTCTGGATTGTATGTAAGCATTAACTCATTCTTTACAACTTCGGTAAACTGTTCTGGAGTCAGATGAGACATAGAATTCTGAAGTTCTACGAATGCCTCAACTCTTTCTTTTTGCATTTCTAACTCAAATCTTTCTAAGTTAAACTTAGCCTTTGGTCTTTGAACTTGAAGTACTTGGGCGGCTTCAGAGTTCTCAGTCATTTTTTGACTAAGCATACTTCTTTTGTCAGCATCTGTTGTTTTTAGCCATTGTTGATATAACACACCATGTTCATTTGCTAATCTTTTTTCTTCTTCGCCTACTTTTACAAATTCTTGAAGAAGTTTTCTATATTGAATCGCAGTTTTATTTGTCGAAGATAATGCTTTTGTGACTGAGTTTTTGAGTATCTCTGGGTTTTCAACCGCTTCAATGACCTTAGAAATTATGAACTCCTCTCTGGACTGACGAAGAACCTTTCTGTTTCCTATGAAGTTTTTTACACGCTCAAGAGAAAACAGGTCTCCGTTTCTTATGGCTTCTTGTCTTTCGTTTTCATCCAAGGCTTGGAATCGCTTTGCTTCCTCGTTCTTTTTTTCAAAGACCTTCTTTACTTCAGCATCGTGGTTCTTGTAAACATCGTTGAACTTGTTTTTGCCAGCGACAGTTGCTTCCTTTATGCTGTTAAATGTGCCAATCTTAGCACCAACAGATGTGTAAGCAGAGACCTTTCCGTTGGCATCTTGAGTGAACTTGAATCCAGATTCGTGAGTAAGCACCCTTCCAACAGGAGTTTTTTCTTGTCTCATGTCATCGGGTTGCCAGTTCTCACGGATGAACTTGTGAGCGTTCTTCATGTCGATGTCGTATCTAGCACCCTGTTCGACACGGGGAGTAGTAAGACCATCGATGTTAAATGTGGTTACGCTGTGTCTGATGCCCTCTGGGATGACAGCGATAGGCTGATGCTTGTAGGCATCGCCAGTCTGGAGAGCCATGCCAGCCATCTGCTGAAGGACATCTCTACGCTGTGCTCCAAGACCATCGCCCTTCTCAAGAAGAGCCGCAGAGTCTAACTTCTTAGTGTCCGTAGAAGCCTTGGAAGCGTTGCTGATGTATCTGAAGAAATCAGCCTCCATAGCACCCCTGTCGCCATTCCAAAGGTTTCTGTAGTCTGTGTTCTGCCAGAGGTGGTTGCCACGCTGTTCAACAACAGCCAAGTCGATGTTATGGAAAAGCGTATAGAATGTACCGTCAGCCTTAATCTTGGTCTCAATGTCAAAGAGGATAGCCTTGCGGTTCTTGAACGCAACATCCTTGCCGTATAGTCTTGGGTAGGATGCATCCGTGGTCTGCTCAGAGAAACCAAGATAGCCAGCCGAGTAGACATTAGAGACCGTGCCGTCAAGCATCGCATAGCCTTGGTTGACCTTGTCAGCCCAAGCCCTAGGAACGATACCGCCCTTGACGAGAGCGTCTAATTCAGCCTCAGACAGTCTGCCCGTGATGACAGGCTTTCCGTTCTCATCGATTGTGTCCTTGGATGTGCGGAGGTTCTTATCCAGTCCGCTGAGAATCTTGAATCCTTCCTTGCCAAGAGCATGGTTCTGCTTCTTTCTTTCGGGAGGATTAAGTCTTCTGTTGCCATCCTTGTTTGTGAGGTTTCTAAGACCGTTGCTTTGCTCAAAATCTCTGAGGTTTTCAAGGGTCATTGAGTCGGGCTTGAAAGCGTCTCTGTTGGCATTAGAGGCGGCTCTGACCATGTCCCTCATGTAGTAGTCCATCGAAGAGATGCGACCAAGACCCTTGGAGCGACTGAACGATTCATTGAGTCCCTTGGAGAAATCGAACTCTGGGTTAGCCTTGGAAATCTTAGACTGCCAGAAGTCCATGAACGAATCCTTGGTTCTTTCGACAAGACCTTCAATGCCCTTGAGTTCGCCACCAAAGAACAGGGTGTTTCTGTTGCGACCCATCAGCCAATGCGAAAAATAATAAGCACCGAACTCTTCTGTGTACTTCTCAAGTAGGTCTCTGGACTCTGCCGAAATCTTCTTGTTCTTGCCAGACTGTTCGTACTCACCGAGGGCAATCTCAACAGCCTTCATGGTCTCCTCTGCCTTAACAGGATTCATCGTGCCGTCTTCATCGAAGGAAGTGAGGTCGATATACTTCTTGAAGAATTTGCGGAGTTGGTTGACATTAACTTCTCCGTTTCTGACGAGGTTGCCTTGAGCGTCAAACGAGCCAACAAGTTTCTGAATCAAAGACTTCGTGAAATGGTCTTTCATCGGAGACTCACGCATGATTGTATGGAAGAGTTCGTGCGGGAATGTCTCACTACCCATGTTATTTAGGTTGATGTACATATGCGTCTTTCCATCAGCATCTCTTCTCATCACCCCGCCCTTGGTGGAAGCGAACTCAATAAGCGTCATATCCGCTTGATGCAGATTACGCTTACGGAGCAACTTGCCGTCTCTGTCTAAGAATCCTTCAGCCGTCAGTTTGTCTACTAATCTCTGACCCTTGAGTGTGCGTTCACCGTTCTTCTTGGTTTCCCGTGAAAGCATATCAATGATATCCTTTCTTGCACCTTCTCTGTCAGATTCAAACTTCTTGACCAATGAATCAGTCCATGCCTCAGACCAAGAAAGGGCATCATAGTGTTCACGGAGTTTCGTGCTACCGCCTAGTTCCTTTGAAAAATTAGCCTGTCCGTCAATTTCCTTTAGGACAGCGTCTTGTTGCGTCTTGGTGAGTTTATCAAATGTCTTAGCGACATCCGTGTACTTTCTTAAATTGGCAGGAATGTTACCCGCTGGCTTATTGGGATTAGTAGAATCCTTGGCAGAAGCCTTTTTGAGAGCCGCAAGGAACGACTTGCTATCGCCAACAAAGTCACCGCCTACTGAGCGAAGAATATACATCGCCTTAGATTTAGATGCCCTATCTGAGCCGAACTCATTGCTTAATGCCGTAAACTCAGCGAACTTACCCGTGAACGGATTATATCCCTTGCGAATAGCCTCAATCTTAAACTGGTCTGGAGTGAGGGCATGGAACTCAAAGTTTGGAGCGACCTTATCGATACCAGCAATGATGCCGTTAACTAAGTCTACATCTTGTCCTCTAGCCTCAGCAGTAGTCTGCATGGCTTGGAAGAACATAGCCTTATCTGGGTTAGTTACCTTGTGACCTTCGATGACCATCTTGGCTTGGACGGCTCGTCTGGCGACATTAGTACCACCTGTCACATCAGCAACAGCCTTGCCAGCGGTAGCACCTACGCCGCCGAGGGCGACGCCAGCACCAATGCCGCTGTACATACCTTCCTCGCCACCGCTTGCGTAACCTAATACGCCACCAATCAACGCACCTTCAGCCGCACCTTCAAGACCGTTCCAGCCGTAGGCAAAGAGCGGGTCAACAGCGTTTAAAGTCTTTAGAAGACCCTTGGCATGAGGGCTTAGGGCAACGCCGTTCTTTTCAGCCTGTTCAAGGGACTCAGCCGCCCAAGAGTTTATACCTCGTCCAAACTTATTCTTGGACATAGTTTCTCCCATGAGGGTAAGAGCCTCGCCGAAACCCTTGGCAGAGGAACCTACAATGTAGGCATCAGAAATCGTAGAAGCGTAAGGAACTGCGTGACCAGCAACCGCTGAAGCAGAAAAGCCTATTCCAGACATTCTGGCAGTCTGGGCGAACTGTTTAGCCTCCATGCCAGTAGTGGCTTCAAAAGCCGCCCCAGCCTTCTCTAATCCATAATCAATGGTATTTCTAACAGCACCACCAAGGAACTCCAGAGGTTGACCAGCACCCCATTTGAGTGTATTTCCAAGGATACCGTTCTTGATAGCCGCAGACCTAGCCCCAGCCATAGTAAGTTTTTCGCCAAGACCAATAGCACGAAGACCAGTAGAAGCAACCTTACCAAAAGGAATGAACAGGGTAGGGTCAGCGATGTACGCCATTGCCTGTGTAATTTCGTGATTAATCATGTCCTTGTCCATGACAAGGGTTTGCTTTCCTTCAGCGAGGTCAGCGGAATCCCTATTGAATTTAAGGGCTTCCATGTACTGATTATACCTATCCTCAATTCTTCCTGTGCCATTGAGGAAGTCCTTGACTCTGAATAAAGCAGAATCGGGATTGCCAGACTGAGCCAGCATCCCATAGAAGTTTCTTGTGCCTTGAGCAAACGCCTCGACAGCCGTGGCTGGCATCTTTGATGTAGCATCAGAAGGATTATTCACAAACGAACCCATAGCATTCGTGATGTCACTCATCACTTGCCCTCCCGCTTCGGCTATTTTACCAATACCATCAATAAACGAAATTTCGTGACCTTTGTGCCATTTTTCAATCTCAGCGTATTCTTCTAATGTCGGTGCTTTCTGTCCAGACTGAGCCATCAATGCTAATTCCTCGCCACTAAGCGGAGAATTAATACGCTCCATAGCCTTCTGTCTTTCCTCTGGGGGAAGAGACTCAAGATAGGATTGCATTTCAGCATTTTGACCGCCTTGTTGGGTCTGCTGAGGATTATAACCCGTATCAATTACTTCATAGGGTTTAGCGTAAAGTTCAGCCATTGTGATTAGTTTTTAAGAGCGTCTGGAATTTTGTTAGATAAGTTCCAGTTAAGACCAACACCCTTTTTGCCACCTCTAGCCTCGAAATCAAGTTCTAATTTAGACTTGCCAGCCCTGCCCATCTTGAAGCCTCTTTCAAGTTCTTCATTACGCTTGCCAGCAATCCTAACCTCAAGACCATAGTTAGCGGGGGCTTGAACAAGTTTATTGCTAATCTTGTCCATAATGACGGCAATTTTAGCCCTATCGGAAGCCTCAAGAGACCAGAACTTTGTTGGGTCAGCCACAACATCGTTGATAAGTTCTTGTTCGTAGTTAGAAACTGTACCGACACCAATGATGTCAGTTCTGAGACCAGCCTTAATCTGAGGAAGGAGAGCCTTGGCTTCGCCCCAGACTTTAGAGTTCCAAGGCATAGACTCACCGACCATGTCATTAATCTCAGTAAGTCTGGCTACTGCTTTCTTAGCATTAGAGCCTTCTAGCATATCTGTTCTGAATTTAAACGCTTCTGTTGGAGTTCCTCCAAAGATACCACGAACATACACGCCAGAGTTAGGCACAAGTTCACCGAACTCATTGATATCAATGCTGGAGTCGGGTTGTAACTTACCAAACGAAACAGCCTTTTCTTCAGCCAATTCCTTGCGAGACGGAGGCTTATATTCTTTCATCTGGATTTGCTTCCAGTCCTTGCCATCCCACATGAACGCACCATATGCTGTTTCCATTGTCTTGAAGTTGGCTTCGGGATAAGTAGCCTTAAATGATTCCTCAAACGAAGCGGGGATATATCCGTACTTGTTCTGAAAGAAAGCCTTCATATCTTTACGCTTGCTTTCAAGGGAAGTAGCAACTTGGCCTGTAGTCGTTCCAAGCGTCATATTGTACTGATTCGTCAGAGTATACTCTTGTTCTGGCTTAGGCTGTTCAGCCGCAGTTGCCTGTTGAGCCTTAGACATATCAGCCGCAGTAGGAGCCTTAATTCCTGTAGCAATAGAATTTTGTAACTGAGTTTTTCTGGTATTGAGAGCCGCAATTAACTCTGTTGAATTCACTCCAGCCTTTTCCATTTCAACAGCCTTCTTTGTTTTAAGTCTTTCGTAAGCCGCTTCAAGTCGCTTGGTCTCGTTAACTGTGAGTTTTCTAGCGTAAGGATTAGTTATTCCTAATGCAACTCCAGCAGGGCTTGATGCTATGCCTTCAATAGCAAAGTTTTTCACATTATCAGCAACCGATGTATTTGCACCATTACCATAAATTACACTTTCCATATGACGGTCAGCAACCTCATCGGTAATCTCTCCGCTAATTGTTCGTGCAGAATCCATAGCGGATTGCTTTCCAAGCCAAGTTCCAAATTGTCTTGTGTATCTAGCCGCACCATCCAGCAACTTTTCCTTTTCACCCATACTTAAGGATTCTCCAGAATCTATCTTTTCTTGTGTGCTCTTAAGAAGGGAATCAATTTCTGTTAGTTCCTTCTTGTCGGATTCTTCTCTGGTTGCTCTTTCTGCTTCCTTTGTAGGCTTATTTAACTTATCCAGTTCGCCCTTATAGATAGCAAGAGCATCGCTGACTTGTTTGTTTTCTGTCTCCTTAGACCAAGAAACCTTGCCCTTGTCATCAACGCTTCGCTTCCAGCCTTGAGTTTCAAGGTTAGCAACCTTAGTGTATCTAGACGGAGCAGGGTCTTGAGCGACAAGTTTGTTGAACTCAGAATCTGACAGAGTTTCCTTCGTCTTGCTCATGCCTTCTAACTTAGAGATAGTGTCAGTAATTAAAGACCTAGTCTGTTCGGTAGCCTTGTCGGGAGCAGTACCCTTGTTTACAGGGGCTTCAACCTTCTGAGGAGCAAGTTGCTCCTTGACCGATGTGCTCGTCTTCTCGTACATCTCCGCTTCCTTGGCGTAATCCGTGACTCCGCTTTGGTCAGTCTGAATGTTGTCGGTGAGTCCTTCACCAGCGTCAATCTGCTTAACAAGAGCCTCCTTGATTTGCGGAGGAAGGTCTGGTCTGGACATAGCGTTAGCCTTGAGTCCGCTTCTCCAATCGTTAAGAACTTTTGGAAGGTCAACATTAGCACCTTTAGCCTTAGCCTCATTGGTAAGTCTAACAAGTTCGCTTTCTTGTTCTGTGTAGTTCTTGCCGTAGAAATAAGGCAACTTGCCAGACGGAATGATGGCAGTCGGAACAGTCTGTTCATCGAACTCTCTGACACCGCCCCTAGCCGCATTCATGTCTCTAGCCATACGCTCCTTACGCATCATCTCAAACACTTGCAATTGCTGACCAATATTGCCAAAGGCCGCTTTAACGCCAGTCACAGCACCCATCTTCTGAGTGAGAGACATAGACGGAACCTTGGCTAACTGCTGGATATAAGGCTGAAGCGAATCTGCAAATTGCTTATGCTCTGGAGAGTCTCCAAACTGAGCCGCAAACTGTTGAATCTGCATTCCTAATGCTTTGGCTTCTTCTTGAAGTACTTGGTCTTTGGCTTGATTCTCATTATAAGCCTTTATGCCTTCAGCCATTGAAGAGCCAAAGGAAGACATACCCTGTTGAAGAGTCTTGCCTATGTTAGCACCAGTTTCTGCAAGTCCTTGGACTCCCTTGATGCCGCCTTGATATTGTCCAAATTGAGAAGGCATAAATTTTACTTCATAACTCCTGTTCCCATTCCAGAAGAATAGCCCATTCCATATTGTCCAAGATATGAAGATGCGGTCATTGAACCAGCACCAAAGGAACCAGCAGAAGAACTAGAGGGTGAGGAAGACATATTGTTAGGGTTGCTAAGATAAGCAGAACCAAGTTGACCCATCATAGAAGTCTGTCCAGCACTTTGTCCTGCGTAAATGTTTGCAAGAGCCATTCTAGATTGTGCAGTATTGCTTTGATTAGCCCCATAGATGTCTGCGTTGTACTGAGACTCTGGGTTAAAAATCCTAGCACCAAGACCTTGTTGCATCTGCTGAGATTGAGTCATAATACCATACGGGCTGACTGTATTCATGTTAGCAAGTAGCGGAGAACCATAGAGGCTCATCGCATTGCTGGCGTGTTGTAGACCGCCTTGATAAACGGTATTTGCATATTGTCTTGCCCTGTTTTCACGGGCATCTTGCATCTGATAAGAATTCAGAACCTCTTGGGCAACCGCTTGATTGCCAGAAAGACCTCTAGCCGCCATAGCCTGTCTAGCCGATTGCTGGGCTAACTGTTGCTGTTGAGGGGTGAGGTTTCGACCAGCGGTGAGGTCTTCCATCGCACTCTGTTGCTGGAGGGCGGCAAGTTTCTGCGTAGTGGGGTCTAAGGTCTGCTGGTAGGCTTGAGAGGCCATTTGACCTACTTGACCATAGACAGGAGCCTGTGCTTGAGCATACTGGCTCTGAAGTTCCATAGACTGCGGAATCGCTTGGCCGTACAGGTCATTGAGAGTACCCATCTGACCCATGAGTGTTTCCTTTTGTAATTCTTGATACCTAGGTGTATATTGGCTTTCTAAGTCAAGAAGTTGACCTTGAATCCCTGCTTGAGAATCAAGGGCAGATTGCATCTCACCAAGATAAGAACGATTGTTAGGAGCGTTAAGAAGACCAGAAGCCTTCTTCTTTGCTTGGTTTGCTGAGATAGCACTATACGCCATCATAGCGGCTTGAACCCATTGGCAATCGGGAGAACGCCCACCGAACTGTGCAAATTTAATTGAATCCATTAGTTAAGTCCTCCAACGAGTTCTATGTATTTGTTAGTAAGGACTACAGGGAGTCCTTTTCTGTTTCCAAACTTTCTTTGGTTTCTCCAATTAGGGAATCTTTTCATAAATTTTTGTGTTATGTTTTTTCTAGCCGCTTTAGTCTTAAAAATTGTGTCCATTATGGTAATGTCCTTTGTATGTTCTTGTTCTCTAGGTACATCCGTTTCATACGGAAGTAGCGATGTTATACAATTTCCAGCACCAAAAGGAAGAACATATGCTACTGTGATGCCAGTAAGACCACTTTCATCCGAATCAATTAGAAGATAATCTCTACAAAAAGCCCATATTAAATACTGTTTCATTCCTTCTTCATCCCAAGGAAAGGTCTTTAATATCCTTCCACGCAAATCTTCTTCAGAAAACTTGCTACGCTCCAAGTCCTGCTGTTCTTTTATAAAACTGATTAATTCAGCAAGTAGCATTAGGCTGTCTTGTATTTGTAAATGCGGAACTTAGGAGCAAGCATTGAAACAAAAGAATTATAATAAAAAGTACCAGAAGGGGCAAATGTTATTTGATAAGACCCAGAAGAAATAACACCTTGAACTTTAAATGTGCTTGTAAATGAAGTTGAAGAATCAAAAACAACTTGGAAATTGGTGTTTTCGTAATGAACATATGTAGAGCCAGCACCTTCAGCAGAATATGCTTGGTCTAAAACAGAACTATCTGATGTTTTTATAAACCTAACAACACATTGTGTATTTACACTATAATACCAATAAGAGTCTAATTCAAGAACCCATATTTCACCAGTAGGTTTAACATAAGACGCAGATGTAAATAAATCTGTCCAAGCAGTAGTAGAACAAGTTGGAGAAGATTGACTAATTGTTTCCTCTACAATCTCAGTCAGCACATAGCCGACAGTTCCGTTGACTTGCAAAGCACCTGTAAAGTTAGCAGTTCCGTTTGATGTCAATGCACCATTAGATACAAATGAACCATTGACAACAATGTTTCCATCAATTTTTGATGCACCAACAACATTTAAACCAGAAGAAAGGTTAAGTTCACCATTGATGCTAACGGTTCCCTCTCTGACATAAGAACAACTTCCGCTGGCCGCTGTTGTAGTAGGATAAACAGTATATGTAAACGCATCTACAGTTGTGACAATAATCTTATATGTTCCGCTATAGGCAGAGTTGCTGGCAGTAATTGTCACATTTTGGCCTGTAGTAAGACCGTGTGCTGTAGAAGCAACTGTGGCAGTAATTCCATCGCCAGAAGAAAATGTCTTGCCTGTTACATTAGCACCGTCATTAGGAGTGATTACGATGTCCTTATTAGCCTCTGCGTTGACCACAGAGGTTGTTAATGTAGTTGCGGTAACTGTGGATGCCACAACAGGCAATGAAGAGCCTAATAGGTCGTTTACGGTGGCTTTTCTTAGAGCCGAGGCAGAGGTGTCAGAAATAAGAACTAAGTCATTTGAAGCAACCGTAGCGGCGGTTAAAGCACCTTGGTCTGTGATAGCACCAACAAGAAGCGTAGAAGCATCAACAAGTTGGTTAAGACGAGCACCAGTTACCTGTTCCCCGTTTGTGAAAGTATCGCCTTTAGAAATTTGAGACATTGTTATTGTTTAGATTGGTTAGTTTGCTTCTGAACCGTAGCATATACATATGCAGAACGAATAGAAGGTCTGAGATTGTTAGTGGTAAATTGAAGTTGAATTCCTGTTCCTATTTTTCTTATACCATTGCGTCTGGCAGAGTCTTCTGTGAACTCAGAGCCAAATGTATCAATAACTGCCACAATGTCTGGATTATAGACTTCAGCCGTAGTAACTACTTGAGAGCCAGCGTCTGCAACGAGTTCGACTTCTGCGGTACTGAATCGCTTGTCTCCAATACTATTAAATGAATAGCGTCTTGTCTTTAATATAGAATTAATTGCGTTAGGAGTAAAGGAAGACGGAGAAAGCGTTGCAGGAATGTAGAATGGAAGAATAGGCGTACCGACAGAAACACCGTATTCATCCCAGTTTAGTTCTTCCATTAAGAACAACCCTTGGTCTGTGTCTACTCCGTACAACCGTCTTTGATTGTCTTTCTTAGCAACAGCAAAATCAAATACATCAAATCCAGCAGGGTATGTGTCAACCGACTCCCATTGTCTTAATATAAAGTTATATACCAGAACAGCATTGTTATCGACAGAGGAATCAAGCGGAACTGCAAGATAGTACCTGTTATTCCAATAGGTAGCAACTGCACGGTGAGCATAGTTACGATTGATACGCTGGATAACATCGTCAATGGGAGATGAAATAGGGTCAGCCATTGTCAGCAACTTCATAGACTCAGCAGATGCTGGTTGAGGTTGCAGGAAATAGATTCCGTTATCTGATAGGAAGAACACGCCACCACCAGCCTGTACGACTGACTTTCGTGCAGAACAGCCGATATCTGTTGCTAAGGTCTTAATGTATGAGGTAGCAGAAAGACCGTCTCCAGAAGCATACCTGTCTCCACCTGTATTGATGTAGAATATGCTGTTACGCATGAACACTAAGAACTCGTTGAGAGTCCAAGGGGCAACACCAACGACTTGGTCATTGCTACCGTTGTTAATTGTGAACGCATCAACGGCATCCCATTCTTGAAAGTCTAAGAAATTACTTACAGAAATAGTGTCGTAGTTTCTGAGCGTATTTGTTTCTGCATGGTATTTGCCTAATGCAATCATACGATTAGCGTAGTAAAGCATACCCGTGCAGTTAGGAAATTTATGACCAGAGGAAGGGCTTGTCGGAAGTGCAATTATGGTGACATTTAAGTCCCATCTTAGAGGACGCTTGCTAAACCCTCTGCTTATATAAACATGGTCGATAGCCGCAACCACATCACAGCCGTCTTGTGTGGTGATGGTCTCGCCAGCAGGGAAACTGACCTTAGCGGACAGAGTTTCAGTCTGAGGATTATACGAATATAAGCCGTCAGTAACAACGCAGATTACAATTTCCTGTCCTGTGGAGTTAATATAAGTGCCTATGCCATAGATTGTTTGACCAATCAAAGCACCAATTGTCTTGCGTTGCATACCCTTACGCACGGTAGCAACACCTCTGTCCATCCGAAAATTCTGAGACTGACTAACAATTCCAGAAGGCAAAGAACTAGGGTTGTCACGGCTGTTAAGCCCGACAAACGCTAAATCTCCGTCCTTTTGGTATTCACTAGGCATTACTGAGAGATGATAGAGAAGTACACAGCCTTAATCTTTTCAGACCAGCGTGTGCCGACATAAACGCCACCAAGAAAGGCAACGGTAGCAAGAATAAGAGTAATCATACGGGGAGAGAGATTTTGAGACGCTTGAGTTCAGCCTTCAGTTCAGCCTCGGTGGGCTTGGAGATGAGGGTAAGAGTGCCAGAGTACTTGCCTCCCTTGGCAAACTCGGAGTAGCCAAGGCAGGACTTGTCCTTAACAAAGGCAGTCCAAGAGACAGGGATTGTGATAGGTTCAGTAGCCATAAATATTAGGAGTAATATCCACCATTTCCGTCTGCGTAGTAATTAAGTGTTACATAGTCACATTCTTCGCTGTATAAAAGAGTGCCATAACTATACCAACTATTTGAACCACCTGTCGTGAAATCACCATTTCCATCGTGGTAATATGCGTGATTGTAATAACCTGCAAGTTGTGTTGGAGGACTAGTACAACTTGTATTTATATAAATATAAAGGTTACCACTAAGTGTAACAATCATTATTCCGTTAGCATAGTATTCAACATTAGTGAGTGTTGCCCAATCAATATAAGTGCCACCAGCCCCATCATTTTTTACTATAACATCACCATTCTTTGTTGGGTATGTAGTGCTATTTTCTGGAATAGAAACATTAGGGCCACTATCCAACGCAACACCATATAACCAACTGTTAAAAGTCCCAGCGGCAGGGAAGCCAGACACGCTAGGAAACGACACGATGTTCCCGAACCCGTTACGGCTAGAGCCAGACGAGATGCCTGTGCCTATCCGATGGAGGTCAACGCTCATTAAGCCGTAGCGTAGGCGATATGGACAGGGGTAGAGGCGGTGTCAGAAACACAACGCACAATGCCGTTGTAGTTGTCGAGGGAGATGCTTTCGCCAGCCTTGACCTTAAGACCAGCAGAGCCAGTATCAGCAAAGATAACAGTCAGCAGAGCCGTGGCGTGTTGGTTCTGGATGATGACGCTGACCCGTCTTTCAGGGGTAACAGCAACCGCAAGGGCAGTAGAAGCAGATGTGCCAACCGTAACATCGGTATGGGTAAATCCACGGATAAGGGGAGAGGAGAATTGGAAGTTAGCCATTGTATTTATTAGTAAGTGTTTGTCATGTTGATTTTACCAAACTGTCCCTGTTGACGCAGGAACTTATCGTATTCTTGTTCAAGGACTTGGTTAGCCTTGGCTTCGATGGTAGCCGCCTCTTGAATCTGACCTTCAGAAACAAGCCAATTAGCGGCAGACCCCCAAGCCATAAACGCAGAGAAGATATACGGAATATCAATCTTAGTCCAATATGTAGGGTGTGTGTTTGGGTTTTGACCAGCAGAAGTAGAAGCAACCGTGCAAGTATAGAAGTTACCAGCGTGAGGCTTGCCCAGAATTGGAACATAGGAACCCGTGCCAGAACCAGAATCAAAATAGACTTGAACACCTTGGTAGTAGACAACCGTAGGGCTATAGAGGTCTCCTTCAAGGGAGATGCAGTCTTTGCGATAGAGATACCAGCCTCCACTTATACCGTTGCCAACTACGACCTTTCTGGAAGAACCGCTGTCGTAAATCTGATACGCCAACTGGACAGCCTTTGTCGTTTCCTGCGGGTTCTTAGAGAACACGCCAAGAATCTCATCAGCCTCGTCAACGGGCGTGAACGAGACAACGCCATTTGCATCCGTTGTTGTGGTGAATTCAACCAGACGGCAGATATCTGCCCATTGGTTAGATTCCCATGCCTCACGAATCCTAGCAGAACTGAAATCACGGAATTGAGCAAATGTCTCAGATGTGATGTTATGTCTGTCGTTTCCAGAGTACTGGAGAGCGTCAAAGAGGATTTGCGAGTAGTTCGATGTTCTCATTATGTGAGATATCCGTCACCTGTGAAAATTGCACCGTTAACACAAGTACGCTTGGCATAATTGGTAACGGCGGTTTCTGGGTTGTCCCGTAGGAATTCGTCTAGGAATGTATTGTCTTCCCAGCACTCATACCCAAGACGCTGGCCCCAGTAGTGCCACGCTTGAATAGGAATTTGTGCTTTCAACCGTCCAACGCCTTCGATGTTTGATGCCTCGTTAGCGTGACGAAAAACAGCGGATTGCTTCGCTGTGCTCTTGGCCTTGACTTCCTCCATCCTCCAGCCATTGATGAGTTCCCTCTCCACCCTATTTCTAAGGTGGGAGGGGATTGCATCAGCCAGACTTTG